CGTCTACCTCAACGTCATCCTCGGCGGTCCCGGCACGTCGGCGGGCGCGGCGCCCGAGAAGATCCTGCTGCTCGGCAACGCGATCGGCACGACGCTGACGGGCGCCTCGCCCGCGTTCAGCGTCGCGGCTGGATCGATGCCCGTGGCGACCCCGACCTTCTGCGCGAGCGCGTCTGACGCCGTGTCGCTCTGCGGCGCGGGCAGCGAGCTCGCGCGCATGGCGGCGGCGGTGTTCGCGCAGTCGCCCGCGGCGAGCCTCTGGCTCTGCTCCGTGGCCGAGAGCGGGGGCACCGCGGCTGCGGCGGATCTGACCGTCGCGACGACGGCGACCGCGGCCTTCACGGTGCGCCTGCGCCTCTGCGATCAGGTGCTCGACGTGCCCGTGGCTACCGGCAACAGCGCGACGACCATCGCCGCTGCGATCGCCGACGCGATCAACGACGCGAACGGCCTGCCGTACACCGCGCAGAACGCCGCGGGCGTGGTGACGATCACCGCGAAGCACGCGGGGCCGCGCGGCAACAGCCTCATCGTCGACGCCTACCTCGTCTCGTCGTCCTCGGTGGTCGAGACGCGCGTGACCGGCTCGTCGACCACGTCGCCTGGCGCGACGACGTTTCAGTGGACGAGCGTCGGCGCGGGCATCGGCGCGGAGTTCAACCTCACCGGCGGCAACACGGCCGACAACTACACCAACGCGCTCGCGGCGGTGGCCTCGCAGAAGTACTCGCGCATCGTGGTCGCCGCGAACGACGCGACGAACATCGGGCGCCTCGTGACCCATCTGGACAACCTCGCGGCGGTGACCGTGGGGATCCGGCAGCAGGGCATCGCGGGGACGATCGACACGCTGGCGAACGCGACCACGCTCGCCACCGGGCTCAACGCCTCGCGCCTGCAGGTCGCGTGGCACCACGCGTCGAAGGTCCCCGGCCCCGAGGTCGCGGCGGTTCTGGCGGCGGCGCGGCTCGCGGGCGACGGCGCCCTGAGCGGCGTGCTCGTCGGCGAGTCGAGCGACCCCGCGGCGAACCTCGACGGGGTGCAGCTCGCGCTGCTCCTCGCGCAGACCAGCGTGGCCGATCAGCCGACGGCGACCGAGGTCGAGAGCGCGCTGAACAACGGCCTCGCGTGCGTCGTGCCCTCGACGGCGCGCCCCGGCCTGTGCTCTCTCTCGCGGTCGATCACCTCGCGGTCGCTGTACCTCGGCGTGCCGAACTACGCCGTGATCGACACCGAGTTCGTGACCGTCTGCGACTACGTGGCCGACGACCTGCAGAGCTCGCTCGCGGTCACGTATCAGGGCTTCAAGCTCGGCGCCGACAGCGCGAACGGCAACCCGCCGCTCTCGCCGAACGTGACGACGCCGTCGCTGGTGAGGTCGTACATCCTCGACCGCCTCGCGGGCTACGAAGCGCGCACGATCATCCGCGACGTGACGGCCAACGCCTCGCTCCTCGCGGTGCAGGCCGACCCGGTGGTGAGCGGGCGCCTCAACTGCGAGATCCCCTGCGAGCCTGTGAGCGGGCTCCACATCATCGCTGGCAACGTGCGCCAGCTCGCGAGCCTGTGAGGAACTGAGCCATGGCAACGATCTACTCCGGTCCCGGTTTCGTCACCGTCAACGCGGTGCCCGTGCTGCAGTCGTCGAGCATCGATTTCGATGTCGACACGCAGAACAAGGACGTTCAAACCCTGCTTCTCGGTACCGCTGGATTCAGCGTGGGCCCGCAGAAGGTGATGGTCCGCGTCGACAACGCGATCCCTCAGAGCGGCATGGAGTTCGACTGGGTGGGCATCGCGCTCGCCCAGGCGGTCATCACGCTCGGCTTCAAGCTCGCGGGGAAGACGTACACCTGCACCGGCGACATTCGCACCGTCCGCGCTGGCACCAAGGTGGCCGACGCGAACTCCGTCTCGTGGGAGTTCCACGGGAAGATCACCTCGACCTCGTGACCTCGTGGTAGCGTGCGGGTCGTGAGCGACCTCGACCGCTTCCGCGTAGGCTCCCCCCTCGCCAAGCTCCTCGCGGGGCGCGCCCGCCCGCACAAGGCCTTCGACCTCGACATCGTCCGCGCGGAGGGCCGCACCACGATCCGCCTCGCGGTGCGCGCCCTCACCGCCGACGACGCGGCGCGCGCGCACGCCGAGGCGATCAAGTGGCTCGTCTCGACCGGCGGGTGGCACCGCGAAGACCTCGTCGGCGACGCGGGCGACGCGGTGCTGAACCTCGAGGTGATGGTGCAGACGCTCGCGCGTGCGCTGGTCGACCCCGAGAAGCCCGACACGCTCTTCGCGGCTGACGCGAGCGAGGTGCGCGCGCATTTCGAGGTCGACGAGATCCGCGCCTGCTGGGACGAGTACCTCTCGTGGTCGCAGGAGCGGTCGCCGTTCCGGTCGCTGAAGACGCTCGACGAGGTCCGGGAGGTGGCCGACGCTCTGGGAAAAGGGCAAGCCTCCATGACCAGCTTGCCGCGCTACGATTTCGGCACGCTGCGAGCCATCATCACTTCACTGGTCGCCCAGCGTGCGACATGGATGACGGCGAACTCCTCGGGTACATCGCAGCCGAGCGCCTCGCCAGAACCCTCACCCGCAGCCTCGACCCCGACGATGACCGTTGAGGAGATCGACTGATGCCGCGCGCGGTGCTCGAGATCGACGCCACGACCGCGGGCATCGTCGCGGGCGTCGGCCCGAAACCCACCCCGGCGCAGGGGACGGAGCGCGGCGTGCGCGCGTCGATGGGCAACCTCTTCGCGGGCATCCCGGCTGGATCGCGTCGAGCGCAGCAGTCGGTGTATCGCGACTCGCAGCAGATCACGCGGGATCAGGAGCGCGCGGCACAGGCGAGCGTGCGGGCCTTCGTGCGGGCCGAGGAGCAGAAGCGCCGAGCGGCGCAGCTCACCGCCGAGGGGCGCGCCCGCGCCGAGCGCCAGGCGTCGGAGATCGCCCGCGCCGAGGCGCAGCGACGGGGGCTCACCGCAGAGCAGGAGGCCCGCGTGCGGACCACCGCGCTCGAGCGGGTGACGCGCGCCGTCGAGCGCGAGGAGAGGCAGCAGACGGCCGTCGCATCGCGCGAAGCGGCGCGGCGCGAGCGAGACGCACGCACCATCGGCCACGGCATCCGGCGCGGGCTGAACGTGGGTCGCGACGCTGCAATGCCGGTCGTTCGCGAGGCGCACTCGCAGATTCAGGACGCGCGGCGCCAGCGAGCCGAGAGCGAGCACACGCTGAACGCCGCGTTCTACCAAGCGGGCATCGGCGGCGATGAGGCTGTATCGATGCGGCGCCAGCTAGAGACCGCCCTCGCGACGGGCAACCTCCGCGGGCTCTCCATGGATCAAGTCGCAAGCGGCCTCATGGAGGCACAGACCCAATCGAACGTGCTCGCTGGTGCGACGCCACAGGAGAGAGCGGCAAGGTTCAACGATCAGATTCGATTGATGGAATTCGCTCGCAACACCTATCAAGCCCCCTCTGAGGTGATGCGCGCGGGCGGGATGCTTTCAAAGCAAGGCATCACAGGCGCCATGCAGATGGACGTGCTGCGCAACATGACCGGGATGGCGCAGGCAGGTTCGATCGAGCTTTCGACCGTCATGTCAACGGCCCTGGGGCCGATGATGGCCAACATCGCTCGCTCTACGTCTGGCAATCAGACCGCCGAACAGCGAGCCGCTTCGGTTCGGTCGGCGGTGCTTGAAACCATGGCCGTCGGCGAGATCACATCGGCTGGAGGACTCACGCCGAGGAACGCCCTCAACGCGCTCGCCGCTCTGCGCAGCGAGGTGACGAGTCCCACGATGGCGGGACGCGTGAGACAGCGGCTCGTCAATGAGGGGCGAGCGGACCTTGCTGACCGGCTGACGACCCAAGACGCGCAAGGCCGCGTCGCGCTGCGCAATCAGAACGCTGTCGGCTTCGTGAGCGATCTGATGCAGGGCATGGGTGGCGACACGAACGCGGTGATCAACTTGCTGCGCTCTGGCGGTTCTCGGAATGCCATGGTTGTCGGCTCGCCGATCCGAACGCTCATCTCGGCGCTCGCATCCCAAGGGTCGGGCGGTCGCACGATCGCTGAGAACGTTCAGCGAATGCAGGCCGAGGGCACCCGCTTCGGCGCCGCGGACATTGAGCGGGGGCGCGCTCTGGTCGAGACGGAGCAGCGCACGGCAATGCAGAGCGCCGAGGAGAAGCGACTGAACGCGCTCAACGACGGCACCAACGCGGTCGTTCGATTTAGCAACGCCCTCGACGACTTCTCGAAGTCCAGCCCCATCCTCAGCACGGCACTGCAGACCGGCGGCGGACTGGTTTCGGGCGTCCTCGGCAGCGCGATGATCAACCGTCTCGGCGCGTCGGCGGCGGGTGGGACCGGCTTTGTCGCGCGCGCCGTGCAGGCTCTCACTGGCGTCGGCGGTGAGGCTGCGGCAGTGACCGCAGGCGGCGAGGCGGCGGGCGCCGGTGGCGTCGCCGCGACCGTTGGCAGCGGCGCTCGGTTCCTCGCCGGTCGAGCGAACCCGGTGGCCGCGTTCCTCGCCACGATGCTCACGCCGAGCAACGTCGGCCAGGCGGCGTACGACGACCGTGCTCTGATCGCGGCGCACCGTGGCGCGGGCGGCGGCGGCGCAGGCAGAGCGGCGGCGGCGCAGGCGCTCAACAGACCGCCGAGCGCGCAGGAGATCGGCAACGCGTTCGCGGAGGCGCTGCGGCAGGCGCCTATCACCGCGACGGTCTCGCCCGTCGACGCCACGCACGCGGCGACGACCGCGGCGCCGAGGAGATGACGCATGGCAGACTTCGACCAGCTCCCTGAGGCCGAGTACCGCGGGATCCGCTTCCCGCTGGAAAGCTCCGACATGGAGGGCGGCAACGACTTCGTGGAGCACACGGCCTACCGGCGGCGCGGCGCCGACATGGAGCCCGCGGGCATCAAGGCCTACCGGGGCTCACTGACGAT